TCATAATCCGCGTGTCGGGGGTTCAAGTCCCTCCTCGGCTACCACCTTTACAGTGCATTGCGCTGAAACCTCGCCCGATGGAAGTCCGGCGAGGTTTTTTAATGCTTCGAGGATGCCAAAGACTTCGACGCGGGTTTCGCGTTTCTGGTCGGTCGGGTGGACTTCGATGTGATCGATCAGGGACCGGATCAGGTTGGTGGCTTCGGCCCGGTTGGGGGCGTCTGTGGTGCGGATGGTTTCGGCCAGTTCGGTCACCGCGCGCTTGTAATCGTCAAGGGCATTGGGGTGGATTTCGATCACCGGGCCGTCATCGGCATCGCGCAGTTTGCGTTCAACCTCCGCCAGATCATCTTCCAGTTCGGCAAGCTTGTTCACAAGTGCTGTTGAATCGGGCCGGTTGGCGATGGCGTTGACCATGTTTTCGATCTGGCCGCGAAGTGTCGTGCGTTTCTTGGTATAGGTTTGCAGGTTGGCGCGGGCCAGTTTGCGCAGCCTGGCGCGTTCCTTGTGGTATTCTTCAATCGCCGCCTCGATCGCGGCGGGGGTCAGAAGCTTTTCTCGCAGGCCATCAAACACCCGCTTTTCCAAATCTTCCATCTTGATGCGGTGTGCATTGTCACAGGTGCCGCGTTCGCGCCTGGCGCTGCAACCCAGGGCCGTGCGGTTGATGATGGTGAAGGATCCGCCGCATGATCCGCAGCGCACCAGCCCGGAAAGCGGGTGTTTGGGGCGGCGTTTCTTGGAGACGGTGTACAGTTCGCTGATCGCGGCTTTGCGCGCCTGCGCCTTGTCCCATACATCCCGATCGACAATCGCCAGTTCGGGGATCTCGGTCACCACCCAGTCGGTCGGCAGGTTGGGGCGACTGATGCGTTTGCCGGTGTCAGGATGCTTGATCATCTGCACCCGGTTATAAATCTGAAACCCGATATAGAGTTCATTGAACAGCATGCCGTGATGGCGGGCCTTGTTGCCATTGATCGTGCTGGCCGTCCATTGTCCGCCGGTCGGGCCGGGAATGCCGTCATCGTTCAAGCCCTGGGCGATCGCGCGCGGGCTGACATTGTTGGCATATTGGCGAAATATCCGGCGGATGACCTTTGCCTGGTCTTCGTTAATCCGGCGTTTGCCCCGGATCGCCTTGCCATCCGCGCCGATTTCATGAAACGTGTCATAGCCATAACAGCGCCCGCCGGGGTTGCTTCCGGCCTTGGCGCGTGCCGTGGTGCCGCGCCGGATCTTAAGCGCCAAATTCTTAAGGAACATGGCCGACATCGTGCCCTTAAGGCCGATATGCATTTCATTGATTTCACCATCGGCCACGGTCAATATCTTGACCTGGTGATAGGTCAGTTGTTTGTAGATCGCGGCAATGTGTTCCTGATCGCGCGAAAGCCGGTCAAGGTCTTCGGCGAAGACCGCGTCAAACTTCCCGCCCTTGGCATCAGAGACAAGCTGGTTGATCTGGGGCCGGTTTGCCATATGCGCGCCCGAGATGGCGTAATCGGCATAAACGCCGGCGTCAGTGCCGCCAAACCGTTTTGCCATCACGTCACGACATAGCGCGACCTGATCATCGATCGAGCGTTCATCCTGCAAATCCGATGAATAGCGGGCATAGATGGCAATACGCATGGCGATGGCCCTAGTTCTCGTTGGCCGGTTTCGGCAGGGATTCGGCGTTATGATGCGCCAAGGCCATCGCGCGCGCAATGGCCCGCGCCAGATCAAGGACGGCTTGTTCGTCCTGATCTGGCTTTACAGCTTCGGTTGGCTGGCGGGCTGTCTTCATCCTATCCCTCCGTTAAACATCGGCCTCGGGTGACCTCGCGTTTGCTGGCGTCCAGAAATCCGGATACCTTCACATCGCGTTTGTCGATCACTTCAAAGCCGTTCGGGCACATCCCGTATTTTGCGACTTCTTCATTCAGCCACCGTTCCCGGTCGGCATCGGAATACCCCGCGATCACGAGTGCGTCATAGACAAACTCTGTGTCGCTGATCGGGGTAAAGCGCGTGTGCGCATAGCGGTCCTGGCTTTCACACCCCGTCATCATCACGCCCCCGGCGATCACCGCTATTGCTGTCATCCAAGCTTGATTTCGCATTGCAACCTTCCTTGATAATTGTGCCGATCACCACAACGACTGGTCGAACAAGGTTGCGCGGTTTTGACGGTTTTGCAAGATAGCAACGATCAAACCAGTTTGGTGCGGGCGGGGTGTCTTCGATGGTAAATCGGGCCGGGCCGTTGCCATCTGCGACCGGAATGGCAATGACATCGCGGTGCTGGGCCGGTTGCGCATCGGTAAAATCAATCAGCACCGGCACACCGCGTATCATGAAAAGCGCCTGGCCATCGGCAAGTTTTGGCAGGCCGGGATCATTGGCCGGCAGCAACGTGGTCGGTTCAATCGCATAGTCGGACAACGGGCGATCATGGCCCGCCAGCCGATCTGCCCGGATCTGGGCGACCAGCGCATCACGCACCGCGCCAAAGCGGGTCTGCAATATCTGGCTGGCGCGCGAATTGATGTCGCGCATTTCGCCCCGCGTCGGCGTCCAGCGTGGCAGGCGGATTGGCCGGTGTGCGAGCGGGTTGCGGCCCGTCCGGTCATTCATCCAGTCATAGACCCAGTTCACCACTTGCACGGCAAATTTCGGTGATATCCATTGCGCCAGGTGCAAGGCGACCTTTGGGTGTACCCATGTGCCTTGTTTAAAGCTGGCGGAATTTCCCTTTTTCGAGATCACAAGTTGTGATGCCGGAATTCCGGTATCACTCGCAAGCGCCTGCAGAAAGTCTTCTGTTGTCGCGTTTGCGCGGTAGTGGTCCCATCGCTTGCCGCCTGCTTGGCACATCGCGGTCGCGTGGATGTATCCATCTTCCTTGCGCTGGCAGATGGTTTTGTTGTCGATGGTGTGCGGGATCAGTTGGGTGTTCATGGTTTTGGTCCTTTGTATAGATGGACCCGAACACCCCTCGCCAAAAGGGTGGCCGGGCAACAACAGGTTGGCGAACCGGTACAAAGGGACCGGCAGACCCGAAGGTCTCCCATTGCGCCCGACCATAAGAAAAACCGCACTGCAAGATGCAAGGCGCGGTTCGAGCGCCTTTGTTTCCGGGTCGCCAAACCCGGTCATGGATGCGTCCATGACAACCGGGATGCTACGCCGATCTTTTGGTGCGGTCAAGAATGTCATGCCTCAACCTCAAACCCCGCCGCTTCGACAGCGGCGATCATGTCGCGCTTTTCAAGCTCCATCGTGTCCGGATCGATGTCCGCCCATGTCGGCCCCTCAAACCCGGAAAATTCCTTGATGTGCCGTTGCTTGCTGTTAAATCGGGCCTCGGCCATCGTTGCGATCTTTTCCTTGGTGAGCTTGCCGGAATGCCCAAGTAATTGACGCCACAGGCACCGCCCGATTCCTATCTTAACCTCTGGTCGGTTTCCGTACTTTGGAACCTCACGATACGGCACCGCTGCCATGCGCTGTGTCATGCTGCGTCCCCTTTGTCTGAAAGGTATTTGAGGTAGCTGTGGAAATCATCGAAACACTCGCCGCAATCGAGGTAATCCAAATAGCGCCGCTGTGATCTGGTGAGTTTGCGCGGGTTTCCGATGTCGTGGTACTCGACTTCGCTGGTCGGGTGGCATGGCTTCACGACGCCCGGCTTATCGGCATCGAAGTTGACGCCGATATAGTGGCCTTTGTCTTGAATGATGGTTCCCGGTTTGCCTGAGACGGTAACGCGGCGGCCATAGCAGGCCGGGACATCGTAATGTTCGCGCACATACGAAAAGTCGGTCATGCTGCTGTTTCCTTTTTCTCGGTGTCATTGGCCGGGGCAAAGAGGGAGGTTGGCTTGACGTTTGCGCGGACGATGGCGGCGGCCAAGGGTGGGCAGACAGAGTTGCCGCATTTGGCGACCTGCTGGCTTTTGCTGAATTTGAAGCCGTCGGCCTCCGGGTTATCGCCAATCTTGTAATCGGCGGGGAAGCCTTGGGCGGCATACAGTTCGCGCGGCGTCAACATCCGCATGCCGATATCAACAATCTGATATTCTTCGCCTTTGATGGTGACCAGTCCGAACCGTTCCTTTGATGTGACGGTGCCAAGAGGGTCGTCGCAAACCTGACCCTCGCCAGTGCCATAGTATTTCATCAGGAAGGCGCGCACTTCGCCAAGGTGGAAGCCGCCGGCAGTGACGGTTGGAACCGGTTCTGTTACGGGCTGCCCGTGCTGGCAGGTGCCGCGCAGTTTGATCAGGTTGGATGACACAACACCAAGCGGGTTTGCGCCGCCTGGTCGGGTCATCTTGCCGCCGCTGGTGACGGTGGCTAGGGGGTCGGTTGCAGCGTGACCGGTCGCGCCGTTGCGAAACTTTGTGACGTGGGCTGCGATAAGGCCCTGCTGTGACCCGGTGTTGGTGACGGTCGAAAGTGGTGCGTCTGCCGATCGGCTGTCGGCTGATGTGTTGTTGTGCTGTGACAGGTAGGCGCATGACAGCGCCATGCCGCCACCCTTTGGTGTAGCAGTGACGGTGCGCAGCGGTTCATCGACCGGCATGGTGCCGGTTGGGCTGCTGCTGTGTTGAACGTGTTGCACGAAGGGTTGCACAAGTCCTTTTGTGCTGCTGCTGGCGGTCACGGTTCCCAGTGGCTTGTCGAGCGCATGAATGCCTTTGCCCCATCGTTTGACCTTGCCATCCGGGGATGCTTCGCCGTGCGCCAGTTCGGCAAGATATGGTTGCACCACGCCATGCCCATCGCGCGCCGCCGTGACGGTGTTGAACGGTTGATCAATGCCTTGGCCCCGGAAGGTATCGCCGCCATGATTGACGGTTACAACGAACGGATCGGCAGCGTCAAAGACGAACTTCTGCAGGCCGCGCGCGATACGCTTCATGGTGTTTTCCGCCAATGGCCGTTTCAGGCGGCGTTTTTTGGCTTCGTCTGGTGCCATGAAGATAGACGGGCAGGGCAGCGACCAGTCGATGATATCGGCTGCGACCGGCCAAGGTTTCAGTTTGCGTTTTTTTACAGCATCCGATTTCGGGTCACCATGGGTTGGTGTTGGCTTGACGATCGGCAGACCGTCGCACCGTGCGACAAGGAATAGGCGCTTTCTGATCGTGGGCACGCCATAGTCGCATCCGCGCAAAACCCAGTATTCGACCTTATAGCCAAGGCGTTCCATCTGGCTGATCCAGTGGTCGAAAATCTTGCCTTTGCGGGCCTTGCAGGGCTGCCCATCTTTGGTCAGCGGCCCCCAGTCGCGGAACTCCTCGACATTCTCAAGGCAGACGACGCGCGGACGCACGCGCGCCATCCATTTGATCACGACCCATGCAAGGCCCCGGATCTTCTTTGACCGGGGTTTGCCGCCCTTTGCCTTTGAATGGTGGGTGCAATCGGGCGAGAACCAAGCAAGGGCCACGCGCCGCCCTTTGCAAACCGATTCCGGATCGACGGCAAAGACATCCTCGCACAGATGGCGGGTGTGCGGGTGGTTGGCGGTGTGCATCTTGATGGCGTTATCGTCATGGTTCACCGCGATATTCACCGGGCGGCCCAGCGCCATTTCAATGCCGGTGGAAGCGCCGCCGCCGCCCGCAAAGAAATCCAGCACAAGTTCATCGTCAAGGTGCCATTGGGTTATTTTGTTCATCACACCACCTCACAATCTGCATTGCGGTTGGGGAAGGTGAGTTGGGAGAGGGTGACCCATGCGGCACTGGTGCCGGGATCGCCCTCGCCATAGGCGAACTTGACCAGGATGCGCTTGGCATCAAGGGCCACGGTGCAGCGTGCCGGTTTGATGGTGCCGAGAAGGTCGGCGCGCTGCCCGCAATTGGGGCCGATCACGACATAGATGGCCTCATTGGCGGCGGGCAGGGCAATACATTCTGTGGCTAGTCCTGCGGCGTGGCGCTTGGCGCGATCATCCAGGACATCCTTGGGGGTGTGGAGGTTGATCGGGCCGCCGTGGATATCGTTGGCGGGGCGGGTTGCCTTGACGCCGGGGACAGGTGCGATGACAGGACGACTGCCGATCGGGATATGCTTGAAGTTGGTCGGTTCCATGGGTCTTTTCCTTGCAGGCTGATGGCGGCCTGCTGCCCGAGCACAAGGGCCATCAGGGCAGCGCAGCCAAACAGCAGAATTACGGAAGGGCGCGGCATCAGGCGGCGTCCGTTGGTTTGAGTGATTCACGCGCGGCAACGATGTTCATCCAGATGCGCTCTGCCAGTGCTTGGTAGGCTTCGTTCTCGACGCCCGTCAAAACAGATGTCAGGAACGCAGCGTCATCCTCGGCGAGGGACAAGAGTTCGTCCGTTGTTGGCTTCGGATGCAGATCAACAACGTTGCTCATTGGTCTTTGTCCGGCGTGATGGAAACAACCTTCTGGCCCTTGCTTTTGCGCACGAGGTCAAGACGGCCTTGGCCGTTCTGGCGGTCGTTATGTTCGGCAACCAGTTCGCTGCCGGTTTCGCGCATGAAGCGGTCAGCGAAGTCGCGCGGGAACAGCCAGACGTTGGAATGCGGGCACCGCCGGACCTGAGCCGGTGGGTTTCCTTGCAGGGCCATGGCGCGGAGCCGCGACCCGATCTTGCGGTTAAGCCCGCCCCGGCCTTTCTGAACGGCCTTGTGTTCGATCAGAAGTTCGCGCACCGAGACATATTCAAGCGCCGCCACGCGGGCCGATGTGCCCAGCATCATGTCGCGGACCTGCTGGGCCAAGGTCAGTATCGCTGTGTCCTGTGCTTCGATGCGGGGCGTTACCAGAGTGTTGATTTGGTGCATCACGACGTTCTTGACGATGCCGCCAATCTCTTTCTTGACCTCGTTGGTGATGCAGTGGATGACGCCGGAAAGATGCCCCTGTAGCGCTGCTTCCATCGCATTGAACTGTTGAATGTAGGCTTCGCGCAGTACGGCGGCCTGTTTGCCGGTGAAGCCCATCACCAGAAGCCAAAAGCCATCCTTGGCAAGATCATAAGACTTGCGGGTTTTGCCTTGCCCGTCCTGATATTCAGCCAACGCAAAATTGCGTTGGCGGAGTTCCGCGCTGCATTCGAGGTTGTCAATCGAGCGAAGAACATCAGCGTGGCGTTTGCCAAAGAAGGCCGCAATGTCGCGGCTGTTCGTCATCACCTGACCGTTCTTGTTGAAAACGGATGGCTGAGACGGATTGTCATTGAAAGCCTTTGGTAGTGCATTCATCGCAAAAACACCCTTTGATGGTTGATGATGCCAGCAGGGTGTCGTTAATATTCGTAATTGTCAACGACTAATTCGGATCAAATGCCGAACAAGTGGTGTTGCAATCGTAGTTTATTGCGTCTTCCTATTCTTCCGTGGGGGAATATCCTTTGAGACTCGGTGTCGCAAAAGGTCAGGTAATCCGACTTTTTACGCCGGATAGATCGCGACGATGCGGGCGACATTAACGATCCGGTCGGGCTGGATGGTGATTTTTTTGGACTCGTCCCCATACATCGTGCCGGTGAACCCGTGGTTCTGATCGTTCTCAAGGCATCGCATGAGATGGATCTCGCCTTCTATGTCGTGAATGGCGGCGTCTTCGCCCGGTGCCACGGGGTCATCAGGCGAACAGATCACAGTTTCGCGCATCCGAAGCCGGGGCATGTTCAGGGTGTTGGCGACCCGGACGGCATAAACGTTCCCTGAAAGCGTAAGGTTCTGCGGGGCTTCGACATAGGCGATTGGGTACATCGTGGCGATGATGCGCCCACCTTGTGCGCGTCCGACTACGGGCACTGTGTCACGAAACAGGGGTTGCTCCGCTGGGGGAACGCCAGACGATGCCGAAAGGCTCGCCGCGGGTGGGGCTGTAAATATTCTCGCTGTCTCTCCAAAGATTTCTGTCAAGCGAGCGTGCTGCGATTCAGATATTTTTAGTTTGTTCTCCATCCGCAGATCACGGGTCTTGCCGTTTTTGTAATGTCGCAGGGCAGATTCATTGATCCCTGCCTTTTTGGCAACGGCAAGAACGCTTTGCCCTGTCTGATCAAGCCACTGGTTAAAGCTCTGGCGTTGGTCCTCTATCGGGTCTGTCATTTCATCCTGCTCCAATGTCCTGTTGTTGTTTTTCGGCATTGTGCTCCCTGGTTGTTCAGAAGTTTATCGGCAAATAGTACGAATTATCGTTGACAGTAGTAATAAATGCCGAATATGCTTCGGGCATCATCAGAGAAAAAGGCACTTACAAATGTCCATTGATGCAAATCTGAACCGCATTCGGGCTTATCGCCGCCAGTACAATCTGGCGCGTTACCGGTTCGCCTGTCTGGCCGGGGTCAATGAAGCGGCAATCCGCAATATTGACACGACCGACTGGAACCCGACCGCGAATACCATCCGCAAGTTCGAGCAGGTCATCCCCCCGGAATTCATGGCCAACGCCAATGATGACAATGATCCGTCATCGGAACCGCAGGCCGCCCCGGATGATCGGGGTGAAGACCACACAGAGGCGGCCTGACAGGTTCGGGCTTTGACCAAATGCCGGGTGCGGCGGGTGTTTCCGCATCCCTGACTTTCCAACCATCGCATGGATTGAGGAATAGTTTTATGCCGAATGTACCAGTAATTGCCCATCTTTGCAGTGATCGCTTCCAAGTTGCATTTTCGGCAGCGTTTGGCGATTGCGTTGGCACCTATGGCGGCGATGACAAAATCACCATCAATGATCTTTCGGCAGCTACAGGCATTAAAAAGGGCACGCTCGAAGCATACCGGGACGGGCAGTTTGTCCCGCGCGGATTTGTGCTTTTCCAGTTGATGGAAGTCCTTCCGGCCCGGTTTACCAACCGGTTGCTGGCGCTGATCGGCATGGGCGGGGCGCGCAAAATGAGCCCCGAGGAAATCGATTTCCATCAGGTCGCCCAGGGGGCTGCGGAATATACCAATGCCTTTGTCGCCCATATGGCGGATGGCCGGATCGATCATGTTGAACAGATCGAGGAAATCGAACTGGCGCGCAAGCTGCGCGATAACCTTGAACATTTCCTGCTGGCCCATGACGGACCGAAAACCGGCAAGGGCGATGGCGGCAAGGTCACCAATCTTCCGAAGCGGGCAGGTGCGTGATGGTGGATGTTTTGAGAAATGACGGCGGGTCCGTGGATAATCTTGTCGAAGACGTTGCCCGTGTGATCTGGCAGAACGACCTTGGTGATATTCCGTTTGAGGATATGAAGAAATTCAGTGAGCTTGTCTACGCTTCGACCCTGAAACAAGCCCATGCGGCCATCGAGGTGATCAAGCAGAACCAATCCGCAGAGGTTGAGAAGTTGCGTGAGGCTCTCAGCTACACTGAGTCTATGATTTCGAAATGGGTTGGTGATGGTTCTTTTGAAGGCGCAGAGGCGGACCGGGCTGTTCACGCTCGAGACGTTGCCCGCAAAGCCCTGAATGGCGGTGCATCATGACCAGCCCCGCCAAACCGGACCTTCTCGTCAATCTGATCGGTGCCAACCGGGCATTCTTGCAGGCGTCGATCGCCGAAAGCAAGGATGCGCATTTGCCGTCCGATACCGATGTTGATGAATATATCAACATGCTGGCCAGCTATCCACGGTCGGTGCGGCGCACCATGACCGGGGCCAATGCGGCACTTGTCAATGTCTGCCGTGCGCTTAAGGCCGCACAGGATGGTGGATCATGACCGCAACCAAACCCATCCTGCCGCTGGCGCAAGTTGCCGCCGATCCCGTGATGCCGACCCCGGCCAATGATCTGTTGCCGACCGGCACCCTGACCATGGGCATGATCCGCCAGCGCGTGACATCGCGCCGCACCCAGATGGTCGCGGTAGAGGTCAAGCGCCCCCGCCGTGTCCATGAAATCGACGCGGCAGAGGCGGCGTTTTTCCCCCGGCTGTTCTGGGGCATCTATCTGGCGTTTGACCAGGATGACCCGGAAAACGCCCGGATCGCATCGGCCCTGCGCGAAGACATGCAGACCTATGGCGATCTGATGAACCCGTCACAATGGCCGGACTTCAAGCGCGAAATGGATAGTGCCGCGATGTCCGCCATGGAAATCAGGCAGCACCGGCAAGGACAATGTTGCCGAGCTTCCCAAACGGGCAGGTGTGTGATGCGCCAACCAAAACCATTCTGGGAATGCGAGTACCGCAATGATCGCCGCAAGCATCGGCACCGGTGCTTTGTCTGCCGCCGCATCATCAATGTAGGTCAGCCGGTCGTGATGCATCTTCGCATTGGTGGTGGACCGCGCGCTGCGCACACAGAATGTGCAGACCAAAATACGGGTATTGGCAAGCGCCTGGTTTGGCGCGACTTGATGTTGGTTTGGGGGCTGTCTGCTCTTTTACGCCAAGGTTGGCCGGTGGGCGATCAGTTGCACGAGGCAAAGCAAAAGGTTGGCGTTTGTGGGGGTGATCATGAGTAAAGCACAATCGGAACTGGCAGAACTGATCAGCGCGGCGCGGGATTTCATGATCCATGTCTATGCGCAGGCCCCGAAAACGGCTTTGCAGGGCCGCACAGCCGAAAGTCTGTTTATGGAACTGCATGACCTAAGCCCCGAACAGGCGATCCTGCAGGTCAAGGCCGTGCCTGAAGGTGCGCCAAGTGTGCGATTGGCGCAGGCGATCAAGGCGGCCTCTGTTGCCGATGATGGCAGTCAGGCAGAGATTGACCGGCTTCGGTCTGCGCTGGAAGTTTCACACAGGGCGCTTTGCAATGCGGATCGGTATATCAAGCGGACGCAGGCCGGTTTGTATAACCCGATGCGCGATGCCGCGATAAAGGCTGCTGATGAAGCCCTGAAAGGCGGCAAATCATGACCGCAGCCAAGCACTTCATCCCCCTTGCCGAACCGGCCCCTCGCGAGGTTCCGGCCCCGGCGAATGATTTCCTGCCGCGTGGCACGCTGACCATGGCCGATGTGCGCCAGCGTTTGTCGCATGGTCGTTCGCGGCCTGTCGCGGTCGAGGTCATTCGCCCCCGCAAAGTCAATGAGTTTGACGTGGCAGAGGCCGCCCTTTTCCCGCGCCTGTTCTGGGCGATTTACGTTTCGCCGGACTTTGCGGGTGAGGCCGACAATGACCGGCTGGCGCGTGCCTTTCAGGCCGATATGCAAACCTATGCCGATATCATGGCCCCGTCACAATGGGCTGATTTCCGCCGCGAAATGGACCGTGGGGCCGATAGCGTCCTTGGTATTCTGGTCAATTGGCAGATCGGCGAGGATGGCGGCTGGCACAGCCTCAAGGTGTTTGCCGTGGTGTTCCTGCTGATGCTTTGGGTGGATCGCCATGCCGGGCAGGGCATGTTTACCACCGATTTCAAAGCCTCGGCTGCCGAAGTGTTCGGCCATATCCAGTTGATGCACCGGGCCGAGTTTCAGGCCATCGAGCCCTCCGCGCACAAGATGCTGCCCAAGGTGATTGCCAAGCTCAAGGCCTGCGGCCTGTTCCTGTGGCTGCCGGATTATCAGGGGGACGGGGAATGACAGCTATCACGCCGGGCGCATATTCCAAGGTCGCAGCTAAAAAGACCGAAGCCCGTAAGCGTCAAAAAGACGATTACTACCGAACTTGGGAGCCGGAGCCAACTGTCGCTCTGTTGCGTGCCGAGCCGCACCTGATCGGGCGAAAGGTTTGGGAATGCGCGTGTGGAGGGGGTGATATGGCCCGTGTACTCGAAGCAGAAGGATGCAACGTGGTTGGCACGGATCTTGTGGACCGTGGCTATGGTCGGGGAGGGGTAAATTTTGTGGCGCAACGGCTCCCTCTTGCTCCGATCATCATCACCAACCCACCCTATGAAAAGCGGTTGCCGAGCCTGTTTGCGGAAGTTGCAAGTCGCATGCATATCGAAGAAATGTGGATGCTGCTCAAGATCGACTATTTCAGCGCGGCGGGTGATTTCGCCCTGTACCAGCGCCTGCGTCCACACCGGATTTGGCAACTGACCTGGCGGCTTGATTTTCTCAATCTTGGTAGCCCGATGATGAATTGCATGTGGGTCGGATGGAAGCGCGATTTCAAGGGTGAAACGAAACACGGCCTGTTGGCAAAACCAAAGATCGAAAACCGCGATCTTTTCGGCAACCCGGACCCGGCGGGCCGAGATATCAACTGGGCTGTCAATGACGACCACGATCTGTTCGATGCCCCAGCGGCAAGCGCATCCGGGTGATGTGCTTGGCAGTGTGGCGGCGTTTAAGGCGGGCAGTAACCTAGCCCTCTGCAAACACCGAGCAAGGTTTAAGGACTCAGGGTGCGGCGAGAGCCAATTGGCACCAGCCTGGCGGTTAAAGAACCGGTCCTTGAACGTCGCCACACTAACCCCGTTACCCCGCTTGAAGGCAGGGTCGGGGTTTCCGGGTGCAACAGCCGCACTGGGCGGCAACGGCTGAGTTTGGCCGATACGAGCAAAATGAAGGGGCGGAACGATGTGATTGTAATTGCCCTGATTTTGATGGTGATCACCCGCCTGATGCAACGGTCGGTGACCGCCTTCGCCCCGGACGGTGAACGAGCCGCCGGATCTGACCCGCCAGCGGGTTACTCAAGCCTTCACCGCAGACCTAAGGGGCCTGTCCGGTGGCACGGCAAAACGCCTTAATATGCCAGAGAAGCCCGACCCCGGTTTGAAGACCGGGGCGGGCTTAAGGCAACAGGAAGGCCGGGTGGCACAGGTCTGCTTCATATACCTTTCGGGTTGGTTGCTAAGACTCCTTTTGATCGTGTTGTCCGCACAATCGCTGCCCGGTCTTCCGCCTTTTACGTTCCATCATGCCATGAAGGGTGAGTGACATGACCAAGCCTGAAATCTCAGCAGAACTGCGTGATGCGCTGATTGCGGCAGCCAATACCAACACCATCGATGGTCCGCGCGGGCGGGCGATTGCGGTGATCCGGGTGGCGATCGACCGGCGTGTCAAATATGTCGGCGGTGCCCGCCACGTCATCGTGATCAATGACCGCCCGGTGATGGTCTGTCAGGCCGTTGATATCGCCAATGCGGTGCTTGAACGCGCCGGGCTGCTGGATCAGCGCATCGATTATCCCGGTGCCAAGTTCCAGTCGTCCTATATCACCGGTGCCAATGACAACACCGCCCGTCACATCACACGCGCCGACATGGGCGGAGGTGTGGCATGACCGAACAACGTTACCCAAAAGGCAGCTTTGCCGAAGTCATCGCCCTATGCCAGCGCGAGGCGGCGAACGAAAACTGGTCGATCGAGGAAACGGTGGACAGTGTGATTAGTGATCTGGCGCTTGCCGGATGGGCGATCAGACGCAGCTACGAACTGGTGGATTACAACCTGCCGCTCAAGGTGCTTCTGGATCCGCCAAAGGGCAGTGCGGCAAGCTTTGATGCCCGCCCGCACACCATGTCGGCCAGTGTCGATGACCTGCAGGGAAACAAGGGCTGGCTGGTGACCTGGTTCGAGAATGGCCGGGCCAAGTCCGGCTGGTTCGATGATGAAGGCCGGTCACTCAAACAGCCACACTACCGCGTGGTCAACCCCAAAACCCCTTGCGCTGGTGCCGTTGCCGCCAGTGCGTCAATCGGAAAGGTGGCGTGATGGATATCTACAAAGAAGATATCCACTCGACCGAGTACCTCGAACGTCTGGCGAACAACTTGGAGAAGTTGAGCCGCGAGACAGACGAATTGAACGTCGCGCTCCGAGGTGAATGTCTTCGCGCCAAGAACCCCCGCGTTGTGGCCTGCCACTGCACGACCTGTGGAGGGAAATGACCCATGACCATCATCTATATCGCCGGGCCGATTACCGGCATTGCTGACGGCAACAAACCGGCCTTTGACGCCATGGCGAAATACATGACCGCCAAGGGCTATATCGTGCTGAACCCGCATGCCATGCCGGCGGGCATGAACGAGGAAGCCTATATGGATATCTGCCTTGCCATGGTGCGCCACGCCAATGCGCTGTGCCTGCTCAAGGGCTGGCAGGCATCCGACGGGGCGCAGGCCGAACTGGCCTATGCCCGCAAGCGCGGGATCAAGGTCATGGATATGTCAGACGATACCGACCACGTCACCCGCCTGGCCGCCAACGATACCGAACCACAGCGGGGTGCGGCATGAGCGGGGATATCTTCGAACATTTGCCGTTTCGCACCTATAAATGGACGCGCCCTTGGTCAGTCTGTGGCCGCAATGTCTTTCAAGTGCCTTTGGGCAAGTTGACAGATGTGCGGGTTGATAATGTTGAAATCCGCCACGCCGCAACCATCCGCAGCAAGATCGATGGGCACCAGTTCGTGGTGCTGGAGCCTGTCATTCCGTCGGATTGGCCGCAGATCAAAATCACGGGGCTGACGGTGACCGTGGAGCCCGAGGCCGACGACGAAAACATCATCGACCCCCTTGGCTCCGGCCCGGTGCCGATCGAGCCGATCCGCATCAAAACCCCGTCATACACCCTTGATGGTGTCAAAACCGGTCTTGTGGTGGGGCGGTGATGCCCGTTCCGTTCGCAATTCTGATGTTCTGGGCGATGCTCTGGAGGGTGCGGTGATGGATCACGTTATCTTTGCTTCATATGGCAATGACAGCGTTGCCTTGATCCAGTGGGCCTATGAGCAAGGCTTGAAAGATGTTCATGTTGCCTATTCCGACACGGGGTGGGCGGCTTGTTATTGGGCATCGCGGGTCGACATTGCCGAGCATTGGGTGCGCGACCTTGGGTTTACGCCGCATCGTATCAAAAGCGAAGGCATGGAGGCGCTGGTTAAGCGCAAGAAAGCTTGGCCGCGTGGGGGTGGTCATCGGTTCCAGTGGTGCACGGCGGCCCTAAAGATTGAGCCTGCGTCAAAGTGGCTTGATGCACATGACCCGGACGGGGAGGCGATCTGCATGGTTGGCATTCGCCGCGAAGAAGGGGCCGCGCGCAGTGACGCGCCGGAATGGGTCGAGGAAAGCGATAATCATGGCGGTCGCAATTTGTGGTCGCCTTTGGTTCGGCATACCGAACAGATGCGCGATGATCTTATCAGAAAAACGCCTTTGCCAGTTTTGCCGCACCGGTCCAAGGAATGCTGGCCGTGCGTGAATGCAAGGCACGAGGAATTGAAGCACCTTGATCCGGAGCGGATTGATTATATCGAGGCGCTAGAACAGGATGCTGGCACGAACAGCAAGGGAAATCCGCGCGTCATGTATCGGCCATCCCGGCATGGCGGCGCTGTTGGCATCCGGGCTGTTGTTGAACATGCCAAAGGGTCGCACGACGATCTTTTCCCTGTGTCGGTCTGTGATTCAGGGTGGTGCGGGCGATGATCATGACCCATCCAACTTCATTGACTGTTGCGGGCAGGGGGCGTATGGTGATGCCCATCGGCGGGAAAAATCCGCCGTGGGGGCTTCGAAACCCTCTGCCAAGACGGTCAGCCGTCACGAAAGTCACGGCTATTTTTGTGCCCGGATTCCGGGTGCATACCTCCGCTTATGGCGGGTGGACCCTTGCTATACAAGACCCTTCGGGGGAAGGCTTGGGTGCCAGCTCTTGGTCTGGTTTCGAACCTCCCGCCACCAGTGCGGTCGTCGAAAGCCTCTCTGGTGGTGCTGTTGAAAGCAACCAAGAGGGCTTCGATATGACCAAGCATGACACTGCGGGCAATCTGCCTGCGACACTGACTTTCCAAGATACCGAACTATCGATCATCGATCGTGACGGGGTGCCGTGGCTTATTGGTGCCGAGGTCGCACGGGCATTGGGCTATGCCTCTGCCGAGGAAATCGGCAAGCTTTATCGCCGTCACAAAGATGAATTTACCGAAGCGATGTCCCTCACGGTCAAATTGACCGGGAGGGGGCATATCGCTCCGACCAATCACCGGATTTATAGCCCGCGCGGGGCGCAATTGATTGCGATGCTGGCCAAGACAGACCGGGCCAAGGATTTCCGCCGCTGGGTGCTGGATGTTCTGGAAAAGCAGTCGGCCGTACCTCCGGCCGGGCCGTCGGCCGACGCTGAAACCCGCGCGGCCGTGCGGGTTTCAGAGGATTTCCGCCGAAACGTGGTGAGCGATGTGGTGACGCTGATCATGAACAAGATCGGCCCGCAGATTGCGGCCAGCCAGCCGCGCACCATGCCGCCCCTGACCAAGCCTGATGACCCAATGCCGCGCCTTATCGACGGGCACGCGGTGTTTCGCATGGGCGATCGCATGGTGATTGTCGATACAAACGACTATGCGCTTAAACGCGGCGAACGGGCCGTTGTGCTGCGCATGGAAGACGGCGAATTCCCGCAAGTGGTCACCATTCTGGGCGCGCCCTATACCAGCCGCGAGATGGACCGCTGCATGATTTTTGATTCCGGGGTGCAAGGATACATCCCCGTCGGGGCCGTTCTTGGCCGTGTTGTTTGGGAGGGTGCTTGTTATGAGTGAAGTCATCATAGCGCGTAATTTTGATCAGGCTAATCTCACAGCGCAGATCGATTGGGGGTGGATGCGTTACCGCCATGGTGCCCGATCTGGGTGGATAAACCCTGAAACGGGTGGCTTTGTGTTCTTCGTCGGGACTGCTGATCGACTCAGGGGGCTCCCGAGCGACACTGTTATTCATTGCGCTTTCGGATATTTCGATAGCCCGGCTTACCGTGCGGCGATTGGCTTGGTCGAATGCAAGCGGGCGAGCCTTGGGAGGGATGTCGAAAATGTGTGATGTAACAGCCAAAACAGAATGCTTCGTTTGCGATGGGACAGAGCCGAATTACAGGGCGCAGCGGTGTGAAAAGCATGATGTCTGTGTTCACTGTGGCACGCATCGCTCAAAGATCACTGAGATTCCATGGGGGCATCACGAAGGGTTCTTGTGCCAACCTTGCGATCGCGCCAACAAGGCGGCTGCAAGGGCTGGCTACGACAGCAGCGAACACGACGATACCGAGGAACGGGACAGCATCAAATGCCCGACCTGCGGCGATGAATATCACCCGGAAATGGAAGACTATCGCGGCGATGGCGAGACGTATGAAACCGACTGCCCGAACTGCGACAGCCCGATGATGGTGACGACGCACTACACCGTCGAATGGTCAACGGCGTTGGTGTCGAAAGGGGGTGCGTGATGTCAAGGAAACCCGTTGACCGTGGCACGCCAAGAGCCACCCAAGAAGCCCCGCCGCCCATGCATCGGCAGCTTGCCGATCTGATGGTTGATGCCTGCGACCCGGATGTCAGCGATGCGTGTTGCGTGATCCTTAAGCATTTGGCGCACCGCCATATGATCTGCAACACCGCCGATATCAGCGGATGGGACCCATCGTTAATTGTTGTGACGAATGATGGGTCGGAAACCGATAGCGGAGGGTCCAAGTGATGCAAACCAACGACGCGCTGTCGGCCTACATCGCCGATGCGACCAAGTACCTCAAAGGGTCTTTGCGCTACACCAAGGTCTTTTTGCGGGCGTCTGGCGTTCTTGATGGTCTTACCCATGGGCGGTCGATGATGGATGCGCCGCGTGATGGTAGCCATATCCTGATCGAAACATCCGATTTCGGATGGATCGAGGGATACTGGAATGCAGATGTCACCAATTTCTACAAGTCGCAGGAAGGCTGGTCGAGTTATGACCCGGAAAACGCGCAAGGTGACTGGTGTTCTGTCGTGCCGTTTGCGGGGCAGAACCCGGATGACCGGCGGCTTTATTGCGGGTGCACACCGCAACGCTGGCTGCCGCTGCCGCCCAAGCGGATCGATCGTGTCTGGCGGGGTGATTGATGGCGGCGGATATCAAACGCACGCTTTCGGAACTGGCTGATGCCGTCAAGGCGCGGTATCAGCCGTCCGAGGTGGTCGGATCGTTCGTCAAGCTGCGGCGATCCGGGGCAGAGCAGGCGGGCTTGTGCCCGTTTCACATGGAAAAAAGCCCGTCCTTTACGGTCAATGACCGCAAGGGGATCATTCATTGTTTTGGCTGTGGCTGGCACGGCGATCTGATCCAGTTTTACGCCGAGGTGCGCGGTATCCGCATGGTGGAGGCCATTCGGGCCCTGGCATCGGATGCGGGGATTGATGACCCGATCGCGCGTGAACGGCTGGCGCAACAATCGCGTGCCCGGCGCGAACAGCTTGATGCGGAACGCACGGTTGCCAAACAGTCCGAGGCGCAAAAGCTGCGCACTATCTTTGCCCAGCGGATCGGCATAACCGGCACCCCGGTTGAGGAATATTTGCGGGTACGGCGATGCTGGCCGGGGGGTGAAGTTCCGACCATCGGGTGCCTGATGGATTATCCATACTGGCATGAAGGCCGGAAAATCGGGCAATTCCCGGTGATGGTGGCGGTGATGTTGATGCCGGACAGAAGCTTTGCCGGGCTGCATATGACCTATTTGCGGGCCGATGGCAAAGGCAAGGCCGAGGTGATTGATTCGGAAAGTGGGGAGGTTTTACCGGCGAAAAAGGTACGCACGGCCCTGCCGTATATCAGCGGATGCGGCATTTATCTGACGCCGATCCGGGCGCATATGGGGGTTGCCGAGGGGATCGAAAATGCCCTGACATGGATGATCCGGCGGCCCGAATGGGGCTTTGTTGCGGCCTACAGCCTTGACAACCTTGCGGGGGCCGGATTGGGCGAGGGCAGACGCCGGCGCGATGTGCCCAAGCGGCGCTATCCATCGAAAGAGCCGATGATGTCGCAACCCGGTTATCGCCCGCCATGGGGCGATGAAATGCTTGCCTGGCGCGATGCGGAGGCGGTGCGTGACATATCGGTGCTTGCCGATAATGACAGCAAGGACCCGATCGCAGCACGGTGCCTGTTTGAGCGGGCACGGCGGAAATTTTCGAATATCGGTTACCGGTCGCGGGTGATTTATCCGCCGGTCGGTCAGGACTGGAATGACGTTGTCAGGGGTGAGACGGATGAACAAAAAACTTAATGCGGCCAATGAGAACGGGCACAACAACCCCATTGATGACGCCGATGGTGATACCCCGTTTGTTGACCCGGATACCGACAATGCGGCGATGATTGCCGATGCCGGGCCGTGCCCGGTGCAGTCGTTGGGCCATAATGACGGGCGGTATTATTTCGTGACACCTTCGGGGCAGTTGCGCGATATGGCGGCAAAGTCGCTTGGCAACCGGCAGGAAGTCACGTCCTTGATGGAAAAGCAGGCGCGTTGGTGCGTTCGGGCGTTTCCCAAGCTTAACAAGGAACTTGAGGTCGTCGGGCCGGACATTGCGCGCATTGGCGAATGGCTGATGATGCAATGTGCCGACAAGGGCATTTTCAGCCCGGATAAGGTGCGCGGGCTTGGCGTTTGGAAGGATGTGCGCGGCGGGTTGATCGTGCATTCGGGTGACAAGCTGATGCTGTCAAGCGGGTCCAAATCAGTTGATGCGGGTCAGAAGCTTGATGACGGGTGGGTTTATCCGGCCCAGCCGCCTTTGCCTGCTGCGTTGCGCCCGGCGCTTGATACCCCGGCCAAGGCCGAGGAAATGCGGGTTGTGCATGATCATCTGCAAAGCTGGAATTTCCTGTCTGCCAGTGGGCCTGCGATCTGCCTTGGTGTGATGGGTTTGATCTGCATTTGCGGGGCGCTGGACCGGCGGCCCACGCTTTGGCTGATTGGTGATGCCGGGGTTGGCAAGACAGAGCTTTTGACACTTCTGACCCAGCCTGTCGGCGGGCTTGAGCACACATTGCGGTCATCTGATGCGTCGGCGGCGTTTGTGCGTGCGGCCCTTAAGGGGGCGGCAAGGCCGGTGTTTCTTGATGAAATGGAGCCGGGTCCGCGTGCATCGGCGGCGATGGAGCTTGCCCGGCTTGGCTTTTCATCTGATCAGGCCGGTGTTGGCCGTGCCAGCGCCGATCAAAAGGCGATCCTGCAGCGGATTGTCGCACAGTTCATTTTCGGATCGATCCTTCATCCCGAACCCAAACCGCAGGATCAATCGCGCATTCACTTTGTCGAGCTGGCCCCGCTTTCGGCTGATGCCGCTGCGGTCGAGGCTTTCACGGCCCGATCACGGCTTATTCGCGATATCGGGCCCCGGATCTGGGCAAGGATGATTCTTGGCTATGGCCGGTTTCTTGAGAACATGCTGGTTTATCAGGGCGTGCTGGCGCAATCGAACTATTCGCGGCGTCTGACAGACAAGTTTGCACCGGTGTTGGCCGCGCGCGAAACGTTGCTGCATGACACGGTGATCGATGCCAATACCGCGGCTGATCAGATATCGGGCTGGGGTCTTGAGACGCCGGAAAGCAACGATACAGAGGCCGATGAATGCTTGAACCATCTGTTGTCGTGTCAGGTCGATACCTGGCGCGGCGGGGATCGTCCGACGATCGGGCAGCTTGTTGCCGATGTGATCCGGGATATGGGGGCGAATGCCGATCTTTATGACGAAGCCAAGCGCAAGGCAGAACAGATATTGCCTGCCTATGGCTTGCGGCTTTCGCGGGCCGATGGTCGCCCCGGTGGGCCGTTTGATGTGCTCCAGGTGGCGAATAAACACACGACGCTGGTCAAGCTTTTCCGTGACACACGCTGGCAATCAGGGGTGCATCGGCAGGCATTGGCGCGGCTTGAGGGCGCAATTGTTGGCGGTCCACGGCGGTTTGCCGGGTCGAACACACGCTATGTGCAATTGCCGCTTGACCTGATGCTTGATCCGGAACAAAGTGAGGGTTCCGCGTGACGCCAAATCACATCCCCGCACCCCGATTGCAAAGCGGTGCTTCGCAAATTTTCATGCGAAATGGTGGGTCCAGATACCGGGTGTTACAGACTGTAACACCAAGTGTAACGGGTAGCGTGGCGGATAACTCCTTGAAATATAAGCAATGTTACGGTGTTACGCTTGTTACACCTATATAAGCCTCCATGTGTGTGCGCGTGCGCATACGTATATAAAACACTGTAACATCCGTAACATTGTAACAAATGAATTAAATCATATAGTTAGACGTTACAGAGGCGTTACAACTATCAAAAGTGCTGTAACAATAGATTTTATCTATCAGTGGAAGGGTGAAGCGATGGTTAAACAGGATGTGATGGATATCTGGTCAGCGTTGCAATGGGCGGTGCGGGACCAGAAGGCGGATATTGCAAACAATTGGGATGCGTACAACCGGTCCGCTCACGGTGCGGGCAGTATGACGGGCAAGGGCATCGAGATGGCTCAGCTTGGTGCGTCGGTCGATACATCGCGATCATCTGCCCCGGACCTTGACCCGGATGCAGAACTGATCTGGCAAGGGGTCGAGTTGTTGTTTGCCCAGTGGCGCAAAGGTGAGTTGGCGGCAGAGGTCGGCGCCAATGTGCCGGTGCAAATGCAGCGCTGCCTTGCCCGGTTGCCTGGTCATCCAGTTGTCGAGATGGTTGTGGCGGCGCGGTCCGGTGATATGCCAGACTGGATGCCCGGTGGCTGGACCAATGATGCATCGCTTACCCGTCGGCAGGTGGAAGAGTCGAGGCTGGTTTATCTGCTGGTCTGGGATCTTCTGGCTGCTTTGTGCACGAGGTTGCAGGCGTCTGACAGCATGGGCATTACCATCGAAATGCCCAGAATTCCGCGCTCTCCATGGAATGCGCGCAAAAAAGTTCAAAAAGCTTGTTGACTTGTTTTGCGGTTTCTGGATACCTAAACAGGCTCATCAAGAGAACTGCGCCTGCCGCTCACCAGCGGCGGGCGTTTTTCGTTTGTGGGCTGTTCTTGTCTCCCAGCGGTTGATGATGCTTGCTGAGTTTCTTGGACGTTTCCTCCCACAGCTTTCGAGCTGTACTCGCGGCGGTTACCCTCACGGGTGCCGCCGCAGTCTTTTGGTGGTGATGTGATGCCGAACCTGCCGACAAAGCCTTGCGCTGTCGCCCGGTGCGGCACGCTGACCAGGGAGCGATACTGCGAGAAGCATCAGGCCGAACATCGCAAGCGACAAGACGAACGGCGCGGAACCGCAGCCAAGCGTGGCTATGGTTCCAAGTGGCAGAAGGCACGCGCTGCGTTCCTTCGGGAACATCCGCTATGTTGCCAATGCCAGAACGAGGGCTATGTCGTGGCAGCCACCGAGGTTGACCACATCATCCCGCACAAGGGCGACCAGAAGCTATTCTGGTCCCGCTCGAACTGGCAATCGCTTTGTAAAACGCACCACTCGATCAAAACTGCCAAAGAAGACGGCGGCTTTGGTCATCGCTGATGCATGGGTGGGGGAGGGTCAAATCTCTACACCCCAACCGCCCAAGACCGCTTGGGTGGTCACGTTTTTACGCACGGGAAATTGAAAAGGAAAAACCCATCAGGGTAAACCCTTGGTCCAGAAGGACAAGGACAGAAGGCGTTTCCCGAATTGATGGAGTGAAGCCATGTCACGGGGACGTAAACCTGATCTGCCAAGCAATGTCGTTCGGCTGACACAGGACGGGAAGCAACCCGGAACGCAGACGCAGGACGCAAAGGAAATGGCGCGCGATCTTAAGCCGCGCGGCCTGCCAAAAGATGTCGCAGCGGTGTGGGACGCGGTCGCGCCGGTACTGGCGGAAAAGCATCGGCTTGATCCGTTGTTTGTCCTGCCGGTGGTGGAGCTTTGCCACTGTGTCGCGAAGATGAATGAATACCGTGCGCTGTTTCGCAGCAAGGTGAAAATCACCGATGCCAATGGCAAGCAGCGTACCGAGATTTACGGCGAAACCTATGAGGTTGAAGGCCGTAACGGTAACCAGATGAAGACCCGCCCGGAGGTTGCACAGTTCAATGAAACCCGCCGGACCTTTCTGCGCCTGACTGCTGAATTTGGCATGACGCCATCTGCTTCGCGGTCCCTGGCGTCGGCGGCAGGTCAGGGTGATTTGTTCGATGACTTCGACGACTTCGCACAAGGCAGGGGTACCTAAGAAGCATCGCCCGGTCACCAGAAAGGATCTGGCAAAGAAAGTGCCCGAGGCGATCCTTGGGCATATCAGCACGATCTATGCGCTGGACATTGTCGAAGGCAAAAAGCCAGCCTGCAAGAAACGCATCGCCGCTTGCCAACGCCAGCTTGATGATCTGGTGCATGGCGCGGAACGCGGCTTGGTGTTTTCGATCCCGCGCGCGGATCACGCGATGCAGTTCTTTGGCTACCTGCGCCATTCAAAGGGGCAGTGGGGCGGCCAACCATTTGTGCTTGCCGATTGGCAGGCGTTTTGCACATCGGTCATCTTTGGCTGGCTGACATCAGAAACGCTGACCCGCCGGTTTACCTACGTCTATGTCGAGGTGCCGCGCAAGAACGGCAAGTCAACATGGCTGGCCCCGATCGGGCTTTACATGCTGATGGCCGATGATGAACCGGGGGCGGAGGTTTACACCGCTGCGACCAAGGCCGATCAGGCCAAGATCATCTTTCAGGAAGCTGATCGCATGGTTGCGACCAGCCCGGCACTGCGCCGCCGCGTCAAACGGATGGCGCGGCACATGGAACATCCGAAAAGCTTTTCGGAACTGAAATACATTTCGGCGGATGCCAAGAAACTTGATGGCCTAAACAGCCATTGCAATCTGGTAGATGAAGTTCACGCCCACCCGGACGGGCAGTTGATCGAGGTGCTTAAAACCGGCATGGGCGCACGTCGCCAGCCGTTGCATGTGGAAATCACGACGGCAGGGACCAACCCTTATTCGATCTGCCGGCAGCATCATGATTACACGGTCAACGTTCTTAATGGCGTGTTCGAGGATGATACCTGGTTCGGGTTCATCTGTTCGATCGATGATGGCGATGATCCGTTTTCCGAGGTGTCCTGGGAAAAGGCCAACCCGAACTATGGGGTTTCGGTCCTGCCCGAGGCGATGCGCAAGGTATCGATCGAGGCCAAGAACAACCCGTCATCGCTTTCGGGGTTCAAGCGCCTTCGCCTGAATGTCTGGAGCCAGACGGCGGAAATCTGGCTTGATATCGAGAAATGGCGCGGCTGCGAGGTTGTGATTGATCGCGAAAGCATGCGCGGTCGCAAGTGCTATGTCGGGCTCGACCTTTCATCGGTTAGCGACATCACCGCCGCCGTGCTGGTCTTCCCGCCGGTTGAGGTCGGGGAGCCGGTCAAGATTTTGCCGTTCTTCTGGGTGCCAAAAGGCACGATTGAAAAGCGGGCCGCTGACAAGGCGGTGCCATACGATGTGTGGCTTGCCCAAGGGCTTATTCGTGAAACGGATGGTTCCGCAACGGACTATGACGCGATCGAGGCTTTTCTGATCGGCAAAGAGGAGCTTGGTCTTTCGGGGCTCAGTGACGAATTCGAGATTGCCGAGGTCTGCTATGACCGCATGTTCGCGGGCCAGATCATCCAGCATCTTGAGGATGCCGGGTTGACCTGCGTTTCCTGCGGCCAGGGGTTCTATGGCATGGCGGCCCCGTGCCGCGAGCTTGAACGCCTGGTGCTTGATCAGGGCATCGCCCATGACGGCAATTCAGTCATGGACTGGATGATCAGCAACACGTCGGTCAAACAGGATGACGCCGAAAACAAAAAGCCGGTCAAACCCGACACGCGCAAGGATATGCGCAAGATCGATGGTGTGGTGGCGATGTTGATGGCGATTGGCCGGATGATTTCGGCTGAGGAAGAGCAGATCGTAACAGTCGATTCAATATTCGGTGGTGTGGCATGAAGCTGCGAGAAAGATTGTTCGGCTGGGCGACACGCGCGCAGACCAGCGAACAGGAAATCAATACGCGGCTGTGGCGCAATGAGCCGTTCCTTAATCTGGGCACGTCGCAACCCATCAGCCATCACACGGTGTATTCCTGCATCAATGTGATTGCCGAGGGGTGCGCCATGCTGCCTTTCATTCTGTATCGCAAGCAGGATGGATCGCGGGTCGAGGCGGTTGACCACCCGTTGTATGACCTTCTGCAATTCAGTCCGAACCCGCATATGACGGCGTTCCAGTATTTGCAGATGTTGTTCTTTGACAAGCTCAACTATGGCGATCACTTCGCGCTCAAGGTGTTCGATGAACGCGGGCGGATTGCCGAGATTTACCCGATCGAATACAGCCGGGTGATGCCGTTCTGGTATCTGGAAGCCGAAACCGGATTGCGCCGCCGCGCCTATCGCGTGACCGGGTATAGCGGCCTGCAGGCGGTGTTTCTGGAAGATGAAATCTTTCATATCCAGTTCAAGCCGATCACGGCGGGCGATAATTACGGCCTGCGTGGTGCGTCGGTCTGGGAGGCCTATCAGGACAAGACGATTGAGGTGGCCCAAAAGGCTGAGGATTTCGTTTACAGCAACTTCGAGAACGGTGTGAACCTGTCGGGTCACATGGCGATCGAGGCCCCGCTGGATAAAGAGAAATCGGAAGTCCTGCGAGAACAAATCCAGTCGGCTTACGGCGGTTCGTCCAAGACGGGGCGTATCGGTGTGTTCGGGCACGGGGCGACCTATCACCCGCACAGCCAGACCAACAAGGACGGGCAGATCCTTGAAACCCGCAAATATGACCGGTCGATCATTGCCGGGATCCTGCGGGTGTCGGCCCATCTGATCAATGATCTGGAAAAGGCGACGTTTTCGAACGTCGAGCACCTTGACCTTGCGCATTACAAGCACTGCCTGTTGCCGCATCTGATCGATCTTGAACAGACGGCGCGCAAGGATCTGCTGACCGATGATGAACGCCGCCAGTTCGAACTTGGTCATGATGACTCGTTGCTGCTGCGTGGGGATCAGAAATCGTTTGCGGAGGTCTTGGAAAAGGCCGTTCAGAACGGGCAGATGACGCCAAACGAAGCACGCGCCAAACGCGGCCTTCCGCCGATGGATGGCGGTGATGAACTGTTCATCAACAGCGCCAGCATCCCGATTGCGATGGCCGGGCAAAACAAGGGGCAGTCGAATGACGCACAAGACTGATCTGGAAGACGGGCAATCGCCATCCGAGCTTGAACTGCGGTTCAATCTTGATGTCGAGCTGCGGGCCGAGGATGACAGCGCGCGCATGGTCAAGGGCTATGCCGCGATGTTCAACAGCAAAACCAAGATCCGTATGTATGGCGGCCATACCTTCGAGGAATGGCTGAACCCCGGCTGCTTTGCCAAGTCGATCGGCGATGGCAAGGATGTCCGGTTCCTGGTTGAGCATATGCCGTTCATGCTTCTGGCCCGTTCCGGTGCCGGCACGCTGACCCTGACAGAGGACAAGCGCGGCCTGGCGTTCGAGGCAATCCTGCCGGACACAACCCTTGGTCGCGATACCTATGAGAATATCCGGAACAAGAATTACCCGGGTATGAGCTTCGGTTTCCTGCCGGTCAAGAACCAGACCGAATATGACGATCGCGGGCGTCTGATCCGCGTTCAGCATGATGAAGTTGACGTGCGCGAAATCACGGTCACTTCGATGCCTGCCTATCCGAAAACCAGCGTGGCCGTCCGGTCGCTGGCAACCCGGCCTGCGCCGGACAACCTTGCGCTGCGTGCGCGTCTTGCCCAACTGAAAGGTTAACGACAATGAAGACCCTTAAGGAATTGCTGGAACAGCGCGCCAAGCTGGTCGCTGATCTGGATAAGATCGCCAAGGCCGATGAAATCACCGACGAACAGCGTGCCGAGTTCGACAAGATCGAGGCACAGATCGAGGCGCTTGATGGTGATATCACCCGCGCGAAAAAGCTGGAACAGCGCCGTTCCGAAGCGGCTGCACAGGTTCCGGATGACGATGCAGGTCAGGATGACGCGGCAGCGGGCCAGACCCGTTCGCAGAACCCGTTCGGCGATCGCCCGACCATCGCAGCAGCACCGGCAGAGCAGCGCAACCTTTCCGATGAATTCGGTATGTTTGTGCGCAGTTACGCGCTGGCGCAGGTGGAGTTGCGTGAAGGTCGCTCGACCAATCCGTCTGTTGTGGCTCAGAAGCTTTATGGTGAACGCCACGTTGTGGTGAAGAACCTTGAGCGCGCCCAGACCATGTCTGAGAACGCCGGCGGCGGTTTCATGGTGACCCCGACCTACATGCCGGAAATCATCAAGCTGTTCGGCCCGAATACGATCGTGCGTCAGAATGCGACGGTCGTTCCGGGTAACGGCACCTACTTCAAGGGCAAAACCGGTGCGTCTGTCAGCTATGTCGGTGAGAACGAGCAGGGCGAGGAAACCGGCGTCACGTTCGGCACGATGACGATGGCGGAAAAGGATATTGCCGCCATCCTGCCGATCTCCAAAAAGCTGCTGCGCAATGCGTCTGTCGGCATCGAAGCTTATTGCCGTGATGAACTTGTCCGCGCAGCCGCCGAGTTCGAAGACCTGAAATTCCTTTACGGCAAAGGTGTTGGTAAGGAAGTCAAGGGCTATGCCAACGGCATCCTTGCTGACAACAAATTCAATGTTGCCAGCCAGACCGCACCGACCAACGCTCAGGTCCGCACCGAGCTTCGCAAGGCGCTCAAGGCGATGGCAACTGCCAATGTCCCGATGAACGGGACCAACCCGGCTTGGTTCATGTCGCCGCTGATCAAGATGTATCTTGAGGATGTCTATCAGGGTGATGTGAAGGCGTTCCCGACTCTGGAAGGGCCAAACCCGACCCTGATGGGGTATCCGGTTTACACCAGCACCCAGATCACCGGCCCTGCTGGTGGTGGTGGTCAAATCTTCTTTGGTTGCCATTCCTACGCAATGGTGGCTGACAGCGTTGCCATGTCGCTTTCGACCAGCGATCAGGCGTCCTACAAAGACGCTGGTGGCAATCAGGTCAACCTCTGGGCGCAGGGCATGCTGGGCATCAAACTCGATATGTCGCATGACTTCGGGTTCAAGTATGACCAGGCGTTCGCGATGCTCAACAACGTCAAGTGGGGTCAGTAAGCCGGTTTCCGGTTTGACCGCAATCTGATCGGGTCGCCTTCGGGCGGCCCGTTGTCATTTGCAATGGAGTGAAAAACAATGGATACCGCACTTGGCCGCGACAATGCAGCCTATCTGACCCCGGTGTTCGCGGCGGCTGAATATGATCTGACCGCTGGCGCTGGCACTGACAATACCGAACAGACCTGGGCGACGATTGATCGCCTGACCGCCTTTGACAATGTCCGCCATGCAAGTGCGGTTGCCACCGTCGCGGTGACCGCCACCCTGGCAGAAGGTGAAACGTCGATCACCACGGGCATCTGGGAACATTCCGTTGATGGTTCGACCTGGGTGGAAATCGGCACCGATACCACCATGCTGACCCTGACCGGTGGTTCGGGTGGTTCGACCGAAACTGGTGCTGCTGATTTGAATATCAATCTGGCCGAGGCCAATCAGTACGTCCGTTTCAAGCAGACCACTGACCTTTCGGCATCTGGCACCGATACCGCCAAGGTGTCGGGCGTTTATATCTTCTCTGCGCCCAGCGAAATCTGATCGCGGAACCGACTGTTGAACAAAGGGGGCGGGTGACCGCCCCTTTTTGCGTAAGAGGCGCGGCATGGATGTATCGCTTAAAACGGCACCGGGTGAACGGATTGTCACGCTTGATCAGGCCAAGGCGCAATTGCGCGTGCCGGCGGCCTTCGCCGATGAAGACGATTATATTGAATCTTTGGTGCTCGGGGCTGAAAGCTATATCGATGGCCGTGACGGTATCCTTGGCCGTGCCCTTGTCAGTCAGACATGGGTTGGCACGCTTGATGGTGCGTTCCCGTCTGAAATCACCTTGCCATTACCGCCGCTTCAAACGGTGTCATCCATCAAATACATTGATGCCGATGGTGTCGAACAAACGCTTGATAGTGCCGAATATCAGGTCATCAACAATGTTGAGCCCGGCCTGATCGTTCCGGCCTTTGGCAAAACATGGCCGACAGTCCGCGTCCAGCGCCAGGCGATCACGGTTGAATTCGTTGCCGGGTATGGCACGGCGGCGGAGCTGCCGGAAAAGGTGCGCCAAATGGTGCTGTTTCTGGTGGGGCACTGGTACATCAACCGGGTGCCGATCAATGTTGGCAACATCGTCAACGACATACCGGAAACATTCATGTCGCTGTTTAATGCGACCCGCAAGTGGGGGTTTTGATGGCGAAGGTTTTGCTAAAGGTTGTTGACGGCACCGGGCATCAACATGCCGCCGAAATCGCGTTACGGGACGTGAAAATGATCAAGGCGCGGGTCTTGGTCGGGCTTTGGCTGATCAAGCTGGGCTGTGCCGTGATGTCTGTCCGCAGTGAAAGCGAAGGTTCTGATGCAGCCCGGTGAAATGAATGAGCTGATCACGTTTGAGCAGGTCGGTCATACCAAGAATGCCGGGGGCGGGTCGGTGGAGGCTTGGGCGCAGCTTGGTGCGAAAAGCTGGGCCAAGGTCAAGCCGATGTCGGGCAGTGAACAGGTGCGCGCCGCACAGGTGGGCAGCAGCACCATGTTTGAAGTCGGGCTGTATCGCCGCACCGATGTCAACGAAGCCGATCGGATCGTGCGGAGCAACGGCGATGTGTTGCGGATCCGATCCGTGCTGCGTGAAACCAATGAAGGCTTCATGACCGTCATGGCCGAGAAGGTAACGCCGTAGGCTGTCTACTTGTATTTGTCCCAGAGGTCGCGGCGTGGTAACCATATTTCAATTCTGGCGCCACCGTGCATGCCGTTGTTTGGCGGGATGATCGTGGTCAGGCGGGCGAATGTCGGAACGTGAGAGGGAACCTGTTGACTGAAACGGTTTGCCAGCTTGCGCGAAAGATAGCCGAGGTGGAGTTCTTCTGATCCGATGTCGGCTTTGACCGCGATGGCGTTTGGGTCGAACTTGTTGTCTGGTTCGGCCAAAAGGGTGATCTGGGCGTTCTTGGCGGCATAGAGCTTTTCGTATGCCGGTTGGTAATGGCTTGCGCCAGCAACCGGTTCGTGTTCGACAAACTTTCTGTGGAAGCCATCAGGGCGTTCGCGTTTATCGAAAAAGATGTTCTGTCGTCCGGGCCGCGACGATTTTTGTTCATACCCTAGTCCGATGTTTTGGAGGCGTTCGATTTTCGCCTCGAATGCTTTGTTCTCGGCATAGGCTTGGCCGCTTTCGGCCCAATGGCGGGCTTCACGAAACGCGGCGTTGGGATCGATCGTGGTGTTGTTGTTTCTGTCGTAGTGCGGGTTTTCTTTTGGGTGGGGCAAAAGCTTTGAAATACACCAAAGGACAACGATGGCGCAGCCGCCGAGAGTGAGCCACATCAGTACTTCCATAATACCCCCTTTGCAATCAGGGGTGGAATGCTACGACCGTCATATGATGGGAGTCAAATATTTCAGGACTTGCGCAGTCGAACGCCGGGGCCTTCGCCGTTCTCGGCAATGAAGATTATGCCTGCGTTTTCAAGTGCGGTCTGAATGGCAGAAAGATTCGGTTTGTTGATATTTGGCACAGTGTCGTCGAATGACTCCGCCCTGCGCACAGTCATCAATCCAACCTGTGCCTTTTCGGCCAGTTCTTGGGCTGTAATTTTTATTATGGCGCGTGCTGCTCGTATCTGCGAACCAGTGATCATTTTTGTACCATGTGGTTTTTAATTGACCATATCAACATCAGGTGATACTTAAAGTACCACCTGATATCTGAAAGGGCAATTAAATCATGGCGGACATAAAGTTTTCAGTCGCCTCGACCGTCACCGATCTGCGGTTTGCCTATGAGGCGCTGCGCTTGATCGGGGATGGAGATGGCGACGGCAATCTAGCCGACTGGTACGAGGATCAGCTTGTCGCTGTTCGGGCACGGGACATGAATGAGTTGTGCATCAAGTTTGATGCCCTGATGTCACTGGCCGAGCCTAACAGCGGTGCGTTGTCAGAGCGCGGTCATGCAATGCTTATTGCGCGGGTCGCCAGCCTGCGGGTTGATATTCATGCGCTGAAAGGTGGTGTGCAATGACGATGCCAATGGTTTTTGACTTCGAGGGCCGCGAGGTTCGCACCATCGATCGTGAAGGCGTGATCTGGTTCGTGTTGGCAGATATCTGCCGAGTGTTGGCGATCACAAACAATCGGAATGTTACCGCGCGTTTGGATGACGATGAAAAGGGTGTCCATACTGTGGACACCCCCGGTGGCACTCAGGACGTGACCATCATCAATGAAAGCGGGCTTTATTCGCTGATCCTGACCAGTCGCAAGGAAAGTGCCAAACGGTTCAAGAAATGGATCACGGCAGAAGTTCTGCCGACACTGCGCCGGACTGGTCGTTATGAAATCCCGCCTGTGGCCCCGACCGGGGATATGGATACGGGGGATGATTCAGAATACGGCACGGCAGAGGTCAATTCCGCCTTGGCGGTTGTACGCGAAGTCCGAAAGATTTTCGGGCGGGCGGCGGCGCGGCGTATCTGGAACCAGTGTGGTGCGTTGCCGATGGTCGAGCCTGAGACGGATTACACCGGCCTTGACAGTTCCAAGGGTGTTGCCTGCCTTGCCTGGTTGATGGGTGCGTCGGCCGATGGTGGTGGGCTGATCGGTGATTTGATCACCGAGGCGCGGCATTCTGCTGCGGCGGTCGAACAATTGCGGGCAATGGGTATCCGGGTTTGCGATGCGACCTGTCCCGGCGGTGTTCTGGTGGCGAATTCCCATCCGGCCTTGCGCCGGGTGTTTGCCAATACCAAATGGGCGGCGGGCTGGCGCATGGCGCTAATGTCGCTTCCGGGTGCGTTGCCATCGGCTGGACCAACGCGGTTCGGACCTGTCAATTCGCGCGGCGTGGTGGTGCCTGTGTCGGTGGCGATGCCATCGTCATCGCGGGAAGTCGTCGCGGCTTAGTCGGGCCGAAGTTCAGATATTCAGGCCTTAGGTTTATGTTCAAAGTGGGAGATTCCCACGATGGCAGATGATCTTAAACCTGAGTAGTGCACAGGTTTTAATGCAATAGAAACTTAGCAGGCGGCATCGGTGCAAACCGGGCCGCCTTTCGTTTTGGGGTTGGGTATGAGCCGTCGAGGATCTGGGCTGCGCGGGGTGAACAATTTCCGCCGGCTGTTGCGGCGGTTGCCCGATGAAGTATCGCAAGAGGTCCGTGACGAAGTCCGCGAAGCTGCCGAGTTGATCGAATATGACGCCAAGCGGTTGGTGCATAAGGACAGTGGCGATTTGGCGGCATCGATCAGTCACAAGTTGGGACGTGACAAGATGTCAGCCCAGATCGGTTTCAGTTCGAAGTGGAAGCGGCTTTGGCGGCAGGCGGGTTGGCGTGCGGCGTTCGAGGAACTTGGCACGTCGCGGCAACGCGCGCATCCGTTCCTGTTCCCGGCATGGGAAATGAACCGGGCGGATATCACCAAGCGGATCGCCAGGGCGATCAACAACACGCTGGATCGGTTGGCATTTTATAAAAGCAGGTAGGCGTTATGGATGCTTCGTGGCCGGTGCAAAAGGCGCTGTTTTCGGTGCTGGATGCGGCATTGGAATGCGATGTGCATGACAATGTGCCCAGCAACGCACAGATGCCCTATGTGGTGATCGGTGATGATACGCAGGTGCCAGAAGATACCAAGACCAGTCTTGGCTTTGGCGTGACGGTTACCTTGCATGTCTGGTCGGATGCATCGGACGGGCGGCGCGAGGCCAAGCAACTGCTTGGCGAGATTTATGGCGTTTTGCATGACGCCGATCTGACCATTGATGGCATGGATGCGATTTCATGCCGGTTTGAATTTTCGGAAACCATACCTGATGTCGATGACCGCCTGACCCATGGGGTTGCGCGGTATCGGATAGGCGCAGACAAGGTCGCATAAGCGGCCTTTTTTGGTGGCGGCATTAACAAGGAACCAAGTGATGACGAAAGAAACAGCAAAGCATTGTCTGCTTTATGTTGGTGACGGCGGTGCGGCCCTGTCGGCGGCGATCACCTATGGCCTGTCGGTTTCCGGCAGCACGATTACCATGTCGGATTCCGGTGACGGTTTCATTGATGGCGGCATCAAGCAGGGGTCGCAGATCACCGTGACCGGCTTTGCCGATAATCCGGATTTCACCGCAATCGTCACCACGGCGGCGGCGGGTTCGCTTACACTCAAGGCCCCGGTGGATCCCGATACCCGCCAGGATGTGACCCTTGTCACCGAGGCGGCGGGCGAAAGTGTCACCATCACGGTCGAGAATTACTCCCTGCTGCTTGGGCAGGACAACACGACCTATGAGAAGTCCGCCAGTCAGATTGACTTTGGCGACAAGAACAGTGGCAACTGGTCGCCGCAGGGTGCCGGCACGGTCACCATGTCGGTCACGGCAGGTGGCAAGATTGAATTCACCACCGATGGTGAGCATGGCAACTGGAAAAAGCTTTCGGATGCCATCGACAATGGCACGGATGTCAATTGCCGCCTGGTGATCAACTCGTACCTTGACAGCTACTATGCGCCGTTCTCGATTTCCGGTCAGTCCGGTGGCGGCGGCAAGGACGATCCGAACCCGTATGACTTCACCCTGTCGCCGTCTGCCCGCCCGGTATATGTCACCGGGTATGCATGATGACGGCCAACGAATATCGCGGCGAGATCGCGATTGATATTGGTGGGGCGCAGCGTGTGTTGCGCCCCAGTTTTACCGCGCTTTCGGAAATCGAAACCGAAACCGGCAAGGCGTTGCAGCAGCTTACGGCCAATGCGGTGTCGCTGACGGTCAGCCTGACCGATATGGCGATCATTCTGACTTGCGGTCTTCGGGCGGCGGGTGAGGATGTTGACCGTGATCAGGTCGGGCAGTGGATCCTCGATGCTGGCGGGGCGGTTGAATATTATCAGCCGGTTGGCAAGTTCGTTGTCTTTGGTCTTACCGGGGGGCGGGATTCCGACGAGGAAGACCGGGCCAAGGATGATGACGCGGGGGAGCCGATGCCGGAACGGGCTACCCGTTCCGGCGGATGGCGGCGTTGGCTTGCGGACGCATGGGGTGGTCAGAAGACCGGTTCTGGCGATCAACCCCGCATGAAATGATGATTGCCTTTGATGGCTGGTTTGAAACCGCCCATCCAGAGGCCGCGGCAGCCAAACGCCAGCGCAACGGGTTCAAGGCGTTTCAGGATGCCGTGATCAGGAAAATGGGTAAATAGGGTGTCGGTTCGGGCACCCTTTTTTGTTGGGGTGCTTCGATGGCGACTGTTGCTGATCTTCTGGTGCGGATCGAAGCCAACACCCAGCAAATGCGCAATGAACTGCGCAAGGGCGAAGGGATCGTTAACAACTTTGACAAACGGGTAAACCGTGCGGCGCTTTCGTCATCCAGTGCGCTTTCGCGCATCGGGCGCAGTGCGCAGGCGACGATCGGCATTCTTGCTGGTCTTGGTGTCAGCCTTGGCGTTGCGGAAATCGCCACCGGTATTGCCCAGGTCAATGCGCAGTTTCAGGATTTGCAGACATCGCTCAAGGTGGCGACGGGATCAGCCGAGGCCGCAGACCAGGCATTTGCCGGGTTGCGTGTGTTTGCCAAGGAAACGCCGTTTCAGCTTTCCGAGGTTACGCAGGCGTTTATCAGCCTTAAAAACCTTGGTCTTGATCCGTCGATGGAGGCGCTTCGGGCCTATGGCGATATCGCCAGTTCGTTCAATGGCAAGTCGCTTGATGACTTTATCCAGGCGGTAGCCGATGCGACCACGGGCGAGTTTGAACGCCTTAAGGAATTTGGCATCAAGGCCAGATCCGAAGGTGAAAACGTTGCGTTCACGTTCCGTGGCCTGACCACGACGATCGGCAAGAATGCCGCCGAGATCGAGCGATACCTGCAGGATCTTGCCCGCAATAACTTTGGCGGGGCAATGTCCGAAAAGATGGATAACCTGTCTGGCCGGTTCTCGAACCTCAAGGATGCGGTTGATGATCTGTATGTGACCATCGGCGAAAGCGGCGGCATTGATGTGATGGCTGCGGCCATTGATCTTGCCAGCGATGCTGTGATCGGGTTGACAAGCAACCTTGATGAAGTTGCAGCCGTAATTGCACTGGTTGGTGCGGCTGCGGCTGGCAAGTTCCTTGGTCCTGTTATTACGCAGATGGGTCTGGCGGCTGCTGCGGCACGCGCATCTGCGGCGGAGAACATCCGCTATCAGGCAACGCTTGCCAGCATGGCCGGTGTTTCCCGTGGTGCTGCGGTCGGTTTAACAGCGGTTGGTGTTGCTGCGCGCGGTGCCGGTGCCGCTCTGGCCTTCCTTGGCGGCCCTGTTGGGGCTGCGATCACGGTTCTGGCCGGTGGTGTGTACCTGTTGTCTCAGGCGCAAGGGGATGCCGAAACCGCGACAGACCTTCACCGCGAGGCGATGGAGCAACTTAATTCGGTTACCGGCAAAGGCAATGAACTTGCCAAGACGGCTGCCGAGCAGGCGCGCGATGCGGCCAAGGCACGTATCGAGGAAGCGCGCGCTGTTAACGAGCAGGTTCTTGCATCGACCCGTTTGCAGATGGCGCGGCTTAAAGAGCAGAAATCGCTTCTTGAGCGGTCTTCGCCTGGTTCGCCGATCATCGGCGGCATCGAAAAGGAAATGACAAGCCTGTCGTTTGAGCTTGTCGCAGCCAAGGAACGTGTTGACGAACTTGACGCCGCCTTGGCGCGTCTTGGTGACTCAAGTGGTTCTGGTGGTTCTGGGTCGGGCGGCACCGTCGGTGGTGGTAGCGGATCTGACAAGGCTGCCGAGAAGATCAAGCGAGTTGTCGAAAACTTGAATTTTCAGCGAGAGCAGCTTGGTCGCACATCGCGCGAACAGGCGATTTATAATGCCATGATGCAGGCTGGCGTGGACATCAACAGCAGCAACGCTGCTGTGATCCGCGAGGCTGCGGGGGCCTACTACGACGCCAAAGAGGCGATCGAGGACGTCGTCAAGGCATCGGAGGCCGAGGAAACCGCCCGCCGCGATATCGCTGAAAGCATCGAAGGGCTCAAGCTTGAAAACCGGTTGCTGCAGGTCCAGGGATCGGAGCGTGAAAAGCTTCGCGCGATCCTTGAGGCAGAGGCAACCGCGCGCGAAGGTGGTATCGCGCTGTCCGATGAACAGCGGCGACAGATTGAAAACCTGATCGATGCCAACGAACGTCTGAAACAATCCGAAGATGCAGCAGCCGAGGCTGCCCGAGATGCCCGCCAGTTTGCGCGGGACTTCGGCAATGTTATCGGGTCTTCGTTTGAGGATGCGGTGCTGTCTGGTGAAAAGCTGGGCGATGTACTGAAATCACTCGAAAAGGATATCGCCCGCGTCATTCTGCGGACAGCGATTACCAAGCCGCTTGAAAATGCTGTTGGTGGTTTTGTCAGCAGCATTGATTACGGCTCGCTGTTCGGGTTCGCCAATGGCGGCATCATGACGGGCAGTGGCCCGGTGCCGCTGCGGGCGTACTCAAACGGGGGTGTCGCGTCTTCGCCACAGCTTGCGTTGTTTGGTGAGGGGCGCACGCCAGAGGCCTATGTGCCGTTGCCGGATGGCCGGAATATTCCGGTCAAGATGGAGGGCGGCGGAGAGGCCTTTACCTATTCACCGATGATCACTATCGATGCGCGCAATTCGACTTTGTCGGCATCCGAAATCAGATCAATTGTCAAGACGGCGGTTGATGGTTCGGTTGCCGAGGTGCGCAGCCTGCAACGTCGCAAGGGGAATGCACGGATATGACGATTACTTATCCGCTGACATTGCCTGCCAAGCCGGGTGTGCAGTCCATCCGGTGGCGTCCGATGTCGGTTGTTGCGGTTGCAGTGTCACCTTTCACCAAGCAACGGCAAACGCAGCGCAACCAGGGTCAGGTATGGCAGGCTGATATCACCCTGCCGCCGATCCGGTCGCGTGAAGTGGTCGGGCAGTGGATTGCCTTCCTTCTGTCGCTTAACGGCGCAGAGGGTTTTTTCAAGATGGGCGATCCGGACAATTTCGGGCCGCAGGGCGTGGCAACCGGGTCGCCGGTTGTTTCCGGTGCCAATCAGATCGGCGGGTCGCTTGTGACAAGTGGCTGGACGGCATCAACAACCGGCATCCTCAAGGCGGGGGATCGCATCGGTCTGACCAGCGGGTCGGTAATGCGGTTGCATAAGGTTCTGAAAGATGTCGATAGCGACGGTTCGGGAAATGCCACGCTAGATATCTGGCCGCGTGTGATCAGTTCGCCATCGAGCGGATCGGCGATCGAGCTTACCAACCCGACATCGCTTTTCTGGCTGCCTGACGGCATTCCGCAACATGACATTGATCGTCTTGGTCATATGACTGTCACGCTTAATTGCATGGAACATCTGACATGAGCCGCGATGTTGATCCGGATCTGCTTAATCATCTGATGGGGGATCAGATCAGCCCGATCTTGTTCGGGCGGATCGGGACCGATGCGGGTGATGTGCGGATGTGGACGGGCTATGGCCCGCTTACCTGGGGCGGGTATGAATGGCTTGGTGGCGGAGAATTTGTCGGCATTTCCGAGATCGAGGAAACCGAGGATGTGCAGGCCAACGGCCTTGTTTTCAGTTTGTCGGGCATTCCGACGGACCTTCTGCTGACAACGATTGTTGATATGCGCCAAGGGCTTCCGGGTGAGTTGTTTGTTGGCGCGCTTGCCGATAACGGCGCGCTGATCGGGCAGCCCTATTCGGTTTTCACCGGCGGGACGGATGTGCCGATTGTCGATGATACCGGCGATACGGTCACGATATCGGTGACGGTCGAAAGTGACCTGATCGCGATCGAGCGGGCCAAGGTCCGCCGGATGACTGATGAAGACCAGAAATCCGATTACCCGGATGATCGCGGGTTCGAGTTCGTCAACAGCCTGCAGGAAGCCGAGATTACCTGGGGTCAGCTTTAGTTGATGGTGATGTGATGACGCGATTGCCGCACTGGGAAAGCAAACTTGCAGATTGGCAACAGGCCGCCTTCGGGCGGCCTTTTTCGTGGGGTGATGCGGATTGTTGCCTGACCGTCTGTGACGGTCTGTTGGCAATTACCGGCATCGATCCGGCGGCATCGTTTCGCGGCAACTACAAAACCAAACGCGGGGCTTACGCGGCGCTCAAGCGGTTTGCCGGTGGTGGCCTTGCCGAAACGGTCGAGAAAATCACCGGCGATCTGGGTTGGCCCGAAGTGCCGCGCCTGACCGCGCGCCGTGGTGATGTTGGCCTGGTTGATTCCGATCTTGGCGAGGCACTTGCCATCTGCGTCGGCCCGAAATGGGCGGTGCAGGGCGAAAAGGGCCTTGTGTTCCTGTCGATAAAAGCGGGCCTGCGTGCCTGGAGGGTCTAGCCTATGCCACAAGTAGCGGTCGCTGTCGTTGCTGCTGCTGCGGCCAAGGCCGCCGGGGCAATTATCACCAACGTCATTTTGTCGGCTGTCGTTAGCGCGGTTGTTGGTGCGGCCATCAGTTATGCCGGTGCGTCTCTTTTTGCAACCAAACCGGAAGCTTCTGCTGCGGCTCTTGGTGTTGGTGCGGCTTTGTCCAGTCGCACACAGATGGTGCGCCAGTCTGTTGCCACCCGCCCGATTGTTTACGGGGAAACGGCGGTTTCCGGGCCGATTACCTTTCTGAATGTGACCGATGGCAAGCGCAAGCTGCAATTGTTGATCACGCTGACCGGGCACCCGGTCGAGGAAATTGGCGATATCTGGTTTGGCGATACCAAGGTGTTCGAGGGATCGGGCACCGGTGGCGCGACGGGCAAGTTTGCCGGGTATGCGACCTTCTGGAAGGGTGATGGCACCGAGGCCGGTGACGCCGATCTTTTGGCCGCGATGCGGGCGCGCAACAGCGAATGGACGGTTGATCACAAGCAGGAAGGCTGTGCGAAGCTTTATTGCGAACTGACCTGGGATCAGGATGTTTATGCATCCGGCATCCCGCAGATCAAGGCGCTGGTCAAAGGCAAGAACGATATCTATGACCCGCGCACAGAGACAACCGGTTACACCAACAACTGGGCACTGGTGACGGCGGATTATGTCGCGTCAAGTGCCGGTGTCGGTGCCGGGTATGCGTCGATCAATGAGGATGACCTGATTGCGTCGGCCAATGTCAGTGATGAAGTTGTTGACCTTGCCGCCGGCGGAACAGAAAAGCGGTATGTGGTTTCCGGTGTTGTCGATACCGGCAAGCCGGTTGGTGATAACCTGCGTGAGCTGCTTAATCCCGGTGCCGGCATTGCATGCCGTGCGGGCGGGGAATGGGCGATCCATGCCGGGTATTACCGTACGCCGGAATATACGGTTGATGAAAGCTGGCTTGATGGCCCGATCCGTCTGCGCACGCGCCAGTCAAAGCGCGAGCTGTTCAACACAGTTCGGGCAGTCTATGCATCCGAAGACAGTCTTTGGCAGCCGACTGATTTGCCGGTCCTGAAATCCGAGGTGTTTATTGCCGAGGATCAGGGCGAAACCATCGCCACAGATTATCAATTCCTGTACACCACGTCGCCATCCTGCGGGCAGCGTTTGCAAAAGCAGGCACTGTTTCGCAATCGCCAGCAGATCGAGGTTGAATTGCAATGCAACCTCAAGGCCATGGCGGTTCGGGTTGGCGATGTCGTCGGGTTTACCCGGTCGGCCTATGGCTGGGATGACAAGCCGTTTGAAATTGTCGCCTGGCGGTTTGCGCCGCGTGATGATGGCGATGTGATCCGGCTTGGCATCGACATGACCCTGCGCGAAACCAGCGCAGAGGGTTATGACTGGACCACAGCGGATGAAAAGATCGTGGCGGTATCGGCGGCAAGCACGCTGCCATCGCCAAGCGATGTCGAACCGCCAGACGGCCTTGATGTCACCGAGGTCAAATATTCGACCCGTGATGGTGGCGGCATCAAGGTCAAGGTGGTTCTGCAATCGGGCGAGGCCGATGACGGCTTTGTGACCGATTACCAGTTCGAAAGTCGTTTGCTTGGTGAACTGGAATGGACGGTCTACCCGCGTGTGAAGGGCCGCCCGTTCCTTGAACTGTTTGACGTTGCCACCGGCATTTATGACTGGCGCGTCAAGGCGGTCAGTGTCGTCGGGCCCGGGTCCGATTACGTCACCGTGCGTAAGGAAATTCAGGGCCTTGGCGATACGCCTGCCACACCAACCGGTGTGACGATTTCGGTGTCGGGTGGCTTTGTGTTCCTGCGCTGGAACCGGTCGCCGGATCTTGACGTGACGCAGGGTGGTGTTGTCCGGTTCCGCCATTGTCAGGCGCTTTCGGGTGCGACTTTGGCAACGTCTACCTCGATCGGGGATGACGTGCCGGGCGGCGATACCATGGCGGTGTTGCCGCTTAAGCCGGGTTCGTACCTTGTGCAGTTCGTGGATGCGGTCGGCACGGTGTCGGATCCGGCGGTTGTCACAACCGACGGTGCGACGGTTCTTGAATATTCGACCTATGACACGGTGGTTGAAAGTGCGGCCTATGACGGCACGCATGATGGCACAATTGTCAATGACGACGGTGACCTGACCCTGCAGGGGGCCGGGCTTGTTGATGACATCATTGATTTTGATGCGGTGTCATCAATCGATGCCTATGGCGGCATTCGCACCAGCGGCGAATATGACTGGGGATCGGGCCTTGATTTCGGCACCAAGCGCCGGATGCGTCTGACGGCGTCTGTGACGGTAGAGGTCGTCAATGTGGTCGATCTGATCGATGACCGTCCGGGCCTGGTCGATGACTGGCCCGACTGGGACGGTGAAGCATCGGGCGAAGGCGATTGCACCATCTGGGTGCGCACCACCGATGATGACCCGAATGTATCACCGACCTGGTCGGAGTGGCAGCGTCTTGACAGTGCCGAGGTCTATTGTCGCGGCACTGATTTCAAGGCGGTTCTGACAGTGTCAGACCAATCCTACAACATCCGGGTCAGTGACATGCGGGTGACCGCAGAACAACTGGTTTAACAGGATTTCCAACATGGCAAAGAAAACCAAAGGTGCGGCTACGCCCGCGCCAACCATCCGTGTTGCGCGGTTGGATCGATCCGGTCTGCTGACGGGCTACGAAGATATGACCGAGGGCAGCAAAGCCACCGTCACCGATGGCATGCCGGAATGGGTAGATGGTGGCGATTGTGACCTTAAACCGGGTCGGTACCGCTGGAACCCGCAGGCAGGCCGGTTTGATCTGATCAAGTCCGAAAAGGTGGAAGCCGAAACGGCAATCATCGAAGGGTTCCGCCATCTGCGTGATGTTGAGAGCATCACGTTGCCAGCAGCGACGGAAAGCTGGATCGCGGAATATGACAAACGCAAAGCACGGGCGGGGCGGTAAATGGCACAGCATGATTACGTCGCTGCAAATGGATCAGGTGCGGTTGTCCGGGGTGATTTCAATGATGCGTTTCTTGCCGTCGCAACGATGAATTCTGGCGCAAGCGCCCCATCAACCACCTATGCGTATATGGCCTATGTCAATACCAGTGACGGCCACCTTTATCAGCGCAATGCGGCGAATACCGGGTGGATCGATCACGGCACCGTTGCCAGCCGGTTTTTGCGGCTTGAGGATGTGGCGGCGGGTGGTTCTGCTGGATTGTTGCGGGCCGATGGTGATGGTTCTGGGCTAAGTGGTCTGGCGGCGCTTCCGGTAGGGTCAGTTTTTTGGTTTGGGGCAGAAGACCCGCCGTCTGGGGCTCTTGCATGCGATGGTGCGGCGATTTCGCGCGTAACATATTCAAGTCTTTTTGCTGTTTTGGGTACTGCATTCGGTGCGGGGGACGGTTCGACAACGTTCAATCTTCCAGACCTTCGTGGCGAATTTGTTCGCGGGTGGGATGACGGGCGCGGTGTTGATGCGGCGCGCGTGTTTGGTTCGTCCCAAGCAGACAGTTTGTCAGACCACAAGCATCAGTCAGGTGTTCAATGGTCAAGCTCTAATCCGGATATTCTTTACTATGATGATCCGGACACTGGCTTTGGTCTTGGAGACGCCACGGATACGACCCTTGACCGTTATGCATCAGGGGGATCAGGCGGTGCGCCATCTTCTGCGGCAAGTTACCTCCTAACTGATGTGCCTTATTCTGCATCCGTTTCCGGCGAGACGCGCGGTCGAAACGTCGCATTGTTGGCGTGCGTAAAATACTGAGGCGAACATGGAAATTTATCACTATCACCCGGTTACAAAAGAGCATATCCGAACGTCTCCCGCCCGCGAAAACCCCAAGGAACCCGGGAAGTATCTTTTGCCAGCGAACGCGACGACTGTTGCAGTCGGTTCGGTGCCTGATGGCGGTGTCCGGGTCTTTGATCCGTCATCCGGTTCATGGTCTTCGGTCGAAGATAATCGCGGACAAACCGTTTATCGAAAGTCGGATGCGTCCAAGGTCATTGTGGATTGGCTGGGCGCTATCGGTTCCGATTATACCGAACTGGTTCCATCTTCATCTGGCGAGGCATGGGATGGGTCGCAATGGGTTTCCCCATCGCCGACACAGGCGATCGTCGAAACCGAACGAAACCGCCGTCTTGCCGCCGCATCATTCGATTATGATTTCGGCGATGGGCGCGGTGTTCACACCATCGGCACCGATGAAAAGGACATGGCGGCCTGGATGATGGAAGTCATGCCGCTGGCTGTCGCACAGCTCCAGCTTTCCGACACAACGCCAATCAAGATCGTTACCAACACCGGCCCGGTTGAGGTAACGCCCTTGGAATGGATGGATATCGTTCGAACCGGCGTGCGTGTCTCGCAGGGGCGGCAGGCGATCTGGCAAAGTTACTTTGCCCTGATCGCGATGGACCCGATTCCGGCGGATTATCAGGATGATCAATACTGGTCACCGCCACCGGAACCGGAGGGGGAATAGGGCCATGAACAAGGTCAAGCTTTGTTACGGGATCGCACGGGCTGCGATCCTTTTTTTGTTGCTGTTGCCCCTCATGCCCGGGGCAGGCGCGGCACCCGTGTGCGGCGATCGGCAAAAGGTGATCGATGGTCTTTCGGCCAAATATTCCGAGGAACCGGTTGCGGTCGGGGTGACGTCCAATGGTGGCGTGATCGAGGTGCTTAAAGCCCCCGATGGCCAAACCTGGACCATCCTGTTTACCTATCCGTCCGGCCCAAGTTGCCTCGTGGCAAGCGGGGAGGCGTGGCAGGAACTTGAAGAAAAGCTAAAGGGGCCGGGGGCCTGATGTCCCGCTGGTGAACTGCCAATTCCTGCATCAGGGGGTGAGATGCAAGAGAACCTGCCGCCGTCATTTTCGATTGAATCGCTTGTGGACCTGATCAAGACCAACGGTCTGCTGTTTTCCTTTGCGGTGCTGGTGCGGATGCTTTGGCATCAGCGCCTTGTGCGGCTGGGTCAGCGCCGGTTTTGGTCGTGGGATCTTCTGTGGGAAGTCCCGATGGCCGTTATGTGCGCAGCGGTTGGTTCTGGCGTTGCCAGTTATTTCGCGCTTGAGGGCAGCCAAACGGTTGCCTGCATCGGCATTTGTTCGTGGCTGGGACCAAGTGGCAGCCAAGCGATACTTGACCGGCTGCTGGCGCACTACGCGAAGGGAACACCGAAATGATGATTATCCTTCACATCATCGCCATGGTGATCGGCGGTACTTTGTTTGGCGGCATCGCCATGCTGGCCGGTCCGGCCATGTGGCTTGTCATCGCGCTGACTATCATCGGGGCCATCGTTGGCTATGTCGTGGTTTGGGCGGCGCTTTCCATGGGGTGGATACGATGATTGACGCATCACAATTGCGCCTTGCTGTCATCCGCCCTGTGCTTAAGGAAGCAGGGGTGTGGTCGCAGGCGGCGGAAAACCTCGTGCTTGGCACGGCTGCACAGGAAAGCTGCTGTGGCAAATATCTGGTCCAGCTTAAAGGCGGCCCGGCACGCGGCATCTTTCAGATGGAGCCACGCACCCTTGACGATATCTATGACAACTATCTGTCATATCGCGATGACCTGCGCGGGACTGTGGATGCTTGGCTGATCGGTGCGATCGACAAGGCCGAAAACCTGACCGTCAATCTGGCCTATGCGGCGCTGATGTGCCGGGTGCATTACCTGCGCCGGGCCGAACCGCTGCCCAAGGCCGATGACGTGCGCGGCATGGCGGTCTATTGGAAGCGGTACTACAACACGGTTCACGGCAAAGGCACCGAACAGGAATTTGTCGAGAACTATGAACGCTATATCGGGGGTGCGTGATGCCAGGTTTTCTTCCTGCCCTGATCGGTCTTGCACCAGCCTTGATTGATCTGTTCACATCCGATGACAGCACGTCCAGCAAGGTCATGAACGCAGCCCTTGAAGTTGGCCGTCAGGTCACAGGGCTTGATGCCGAGGATGATATCGTTGCGGCGCTTGAGGCGGACCCGGCGAAGTTGCTTGAGTTTCAGGCAAGGGCCGGTGATCGCGCGATCGAGATGTACCGAGCCGAGAATGAACGGCTGGCGACCATAAACCAGACAATCCAGACAGAGGTAAAATCCGAAGACTGGTATGTCCGACGCATGCGCCCGACCTTTGGATATATCATGGCGATCACATGGGGGTTGCAGATGGGGGCTGTTGCCTGGACCATCATCAACACCCCGGAATTTGCCGCAGAAGTGATCACGGCCATGGTCAGCCTTTCGACCATCTGGTCAGTCGGGCTTGCGGTTCTTGGTGTTTATGTCTATCGCCGTTCCGGTGAAAAGCAGGCGGGGGTAGAACCAAGCCCGGCTGGCATGTCGGCGTTGTCGAAGATGGCACAGGGCATCGGCGGCATGTTCCGCAAGCCAAAGCCAGCCACCTAA